CGGTGTGAGCACGACGGACTACAACATGGGCAGGCTCGGATTCAGGCCGCCAGATGGCAGCACCAACGGTTCTTTCGGCTCCGTTTATACAGACAGTATATACGGCGCAGCGGTGGCAGAGTTTGAGATACCGGCCCTTAGCACCAGTACAGACAGAACTGCGCTGCCAAAGGCGACCAACATTCAGAACTTCAAAGAGCTGGACGACATTTACACCGATAACAACGGGCGCGACCGGATCGGGTATATCGGTTATGCGGACGGCAAGCTCTACGTTGCGACCTATAAAAACTATGACAACAGCTCATCAGCAGAAAATGTGGCCATCTTTGACAATGCCGCCAATTTGCAAGCGGGCGGCAGAGGCGCCATTGAGGTTGTCGGTCGGGATTCGACTGTCAATTACTTTGCACCGATCCCGGCTGAATGGCAGTCAGCACTGGGCGGAACGCATCTGGTAGGGTCTGGCGGCGGCATGAGCATATCGAGTCGCACCAGTTACGGCCCGGCCCTGTTTGCGTTTACGCCCGCTGATGTCGGGCCAACCGACACCACAATCTCCACCGTCAAGCACATGCAATTCCCGCACGATAAAGGCGATGGGCAGCCGGGAGCTTTGGCAACCGACATATACCCTCGTCCTGTTGATTGGGAAGAAAACAACGTCCACCCCGAGTGGGACCAGTACAACGAGTCCGTTACTCGCCATTACCTGAACCAGCTTGGTTTTGCGACCTATGAAGAATGGCGCACCTCCAGCCCCCGAACTGAGTGGTCAACGCTGACACCGCCTGACCCATCTATCGTGAACGATCTTTGGGTGAACAACTCGCACGGCGTTTGCCACCCTGAAATCGGGTTTATCGTTCCAGGCACAAGCACGTTCTTGGCGATTGGGCGAATGTCAGGGCGCAGATACGGCATCGGCTATAAAGAGATCGGCTTTCAGGGTGGCAATGCGGACAACGGCGGGGCGCCGCTGGATCGGACAGACCGGGACAACTGGTTCTGGGCGTTTGACCTTAATGAAGTAGTGGCCGCTCCAAACTCCTATTCAACGCAACCCTACGATTACGGCGTGTTTCAGAACAACCGCTGGGCGGATTATATGTTTGACGATGTGAACGGAATGGTCAGCGGCGGCGCTTACGACCCGGACAACGACCGCCTCTATGTTGCTCAAAAGTACGAAGGCGGCGGCGTTATTGAAATTGTTGTTTCAGTTTACTCACTGGGGGTTCAGTCATGAGCGAAGTCATTAATTTTGACCCGTCTGGACTTGCCGATGGAAACCTAAGCGCCCTCGCGGATTGGGAAAAGCACAAGACGGATGGCCCCGAGATTGTTATTACGGGTGGAGTGCTCAAAAACGGCACTCCGAACAGTGAGGCCACCGCTCAACATACGGCTGCGCATACAGCAAACCATTACGCTGAAATCACTTTCGGTGGTGTGAGGAATGGCAACCGGGCTGGTCTGATTGTTGCAGGGCAAGCACCGGACACCACTCAATACTTCTACATGTCACACATCACGTTCAGCTCAGAGACGAGCGGGACACTCCGTGTAGCCAAGAAAATCGCGGGCGTTTATACCGGCAATTCAGGTGGTTCAGGCGATGTTTACCCTGACTCTGTGCTTCGGCTTATTCGGGCCGGTGATGTGGTTCGCGCCTACGTGGACGGCGAGGAAAAACTGAACTTTTCTAATGCCACCGCAAGCCAGTTGCCGGGAGGTCAGCCCGGAATCTTGCTGGAAGACGGCAGCACTATCGAGATTACGGGTTTCAGATCCGGCAATGTGACCGGGACAGTCAGTAGTTTTAGTGAGCCAGGCGAAGTCCCTGCCCAAAGCCACCCAACCAATGCTCCGCTGTCAGTTCAGATGGTGAACAGCATTGGCGATCCAATATTCACCAGCAGCGGAACCATTACCGCCTACAAGGGAGCGGGCTTGCCCCCGGGCATAACCGTGAACCCTACGACCGGTGAAATGTCAGGAACGCCAGTTGGTGGTTCGGAGGGNACTTACAGCGTTCATGTATGGGCAGAGGATGACCAGGGCTGGGTAGCGGGTGAGCAGTTTGACTGGACGATTACCACGGGTGCAGCAGACACCACCGCCCCCACAATCACCAGCGGAAGCGTTCCGACGGCAGGCGACAAGATAGCCGTTCAAATGTCCGAAGCCATGCAAGTCGGCGCCGGTGGCTCTGATGGCTGGACAATCAGCCTTGGTGACGCAACGATCAGCTCCGCTGCGGTCGATGGCACTGACAACACGATTATAAACCTGACGCCCTCTCGGACGCTTCTTAGTGCAGACAGCTTTACCATTGGCTACACGCAGCCCGGTGACGGCTTTCAGGATCAGGCATCAACGCCGAATGATTTGGCGACACTCACCGGGCAGGCTGTTGCCAACAACAGCACGCAGGTGACAACCGTCCCCGGCATTTCCGCAATCACCGTTCAGAAAGACGGCACAGCGGTTCAAGCCTCTGATTGGGCAATCAACATCGCTCTCGTCTCGGACGGCACGGAAGTTTACTCAGGGTCAACTATCTCAAGCGATGCCAGCGGCGTGATCTCCGCGATCAATACCACAGGCGGCAGCGTGGGCGATTCAGTGAGAGTCGAGGGCTACAGCAGCGCCAACAATTACGGGTTTGTCTTCACTCAGAACCTGGAAGATAACGCATGACCACCGTAAACGTCAGCAGCCTATCGGGCAGAACGGTTCAGGTTTCCTATTTGGGAGCCTATACCGCTGCCCTGTCCATCTCATCCGCTGACAATATCACCAGTGAAGGGCAGACAGCGACCTTCACCCTCGCGAACAACTCAGGCGCACCCACTGGCGCAACCCTGAGCGGCACAGACGTAGGTACGCTGACTCTGGTTAGCGGCTCCACCTACAGCTACACCCCGCCCCTGCTTCCGGATGACGCAACGGCGGATCTGGTCGTCAGCGTAGACAGCACAACCGTCAGCACGCAGATCAGCTATGCGAACAGCTATCCGTATGTCCTGACCAACCACGGCACGCCACAGCCCAACTCCGTTATGGAGGGCAACCAGTTTGGCTCTACCCAGCCGGTAGAGCTGAAGGTCATCACGGATACCGACGCCGCCATTGCCGATATTGACTGGCAAGCGATGAGCGATAACCAGCAATGGCTGACGGATATTCGTAACGCCAGCTCCGTGACCAGCGTGGCTGATGGTTCAACCTCGTTTACTTTGGGCTATTACGTTCAGGAAACCGGGGCAACGGGCACCTTTGAGCGCACCGTCACCACCACGGACACCTTGAGCCCTGCCATTGACTCAGTGAGCGTCCCGACAGCGGGCACATATCACGCGGGCGATGTGCTGAGCTTCACGGTCAACTGGAATGAGAACGTCACGGTTACGGGCACGCCCGCCCTGAACCTAAGCATTGGCGGATCGGCAAGGCAGGCCAACTATGCTTCCGGCTCGACCACTGCGGCCCTGGTGTTCACCTACACGGTGCAGGCCGGCGATGTGGATGCCGATGGCATCGCAGTCTCCAACCTCTCACTGGATGGCGGGACAATTCAGGACGGCGCAGGCAATGACGCCTATCTGACGCTCAACTCAGTTGGCGACACCTCCGGCGTGTTGGTCGATGCCGATGCCGCATTGATTCAGTCGGTGGCCGTGCCCACTGCCGGCACCTATGTCCCGGGTAACTCTCTGGACTTCACCGTTACCTTTGAGGCAGCTGTCACCGTTACCGGCACACCAGAACTGCTGATTGATGTGGGTGGTGAACAGAAATCTTCAGCCTATGTCTCCGGCTCTACCACCACGGCGCTCCTGTTCCGTTATACCGTCGCCTCTGGTGATCTGGATACGGACGGTATTGGTGTATCAAGCCTGAGCCTGGCCGGTGGAACGATCAAAGACCAGTACAGCGTTGATGCCAACCTGGCATTGAACAGCGTGGCTGATACCTCGGGTGTGCTGGTTGATGGTGTTGGCCCGGCAATCTCGGTCAACCCGCTGACCACCCTGGATACCAGTCCCATTGTCTCAGGCAGTGCAGGCGATGCGACCAGTCTGACTCTTGTTGTGACTGGTGTTGGCACCTATAACCCAACTCCCTCCGGTGGCTCATGGAGTCAGCAGTTGCCTACCCTGGCACTTGGTGACTACCCCATGACGCTGAACGGGCAGGACGCAAATGGCAATGCGGCGGTTGAGGCCAGTGCAACTCTGAGAGTGGTCGATGAGATGGTTACGACGCCCAGAGGCCTGTTCCAGCCGCTGTTCCGATCACTGACTGGACCCGTTAACCAAACACTTTTCAGGTGACCATGATGACCAATACGCTTTCACCGGATCTGGACGATCAGCAGTACCTTCAAAACCGTACCGTTCCGCGTCAGCGGTTTAACCACAACGAAACCGTGAACGATGCGACTGGCCAGTGGCTGATCCTGCCTGCCGGTGTAGGTGATCTGTTTGTCAGTGTTACACCAGCAGCTGGCACAGCCCGAGTGGAATACACCCAGGATGATCTGCAAGCCGTTGAAGCTGACACGGCTGTTGGTAAGCCTTGGTCAGAAGGAGACGTAAGCGGCTACACCGATTCGCTCATGGTGAACGCTGTCACTGCCATCCGTTGTGTTGCCGATGGTGGTTCCACGGAGTTCAAGGTCACGGCCTGATGGGCGCGGGTCCTTCTGGCGGGTGGCTCCACTGAGGGGGCGCAGACTCGCGGTTTTTTCGCAGACTTGGCGCAACCTTGGCCTTCCTTCCTTGGTTTTGAATCAGAGAGTTAGCAATGGGTAAGCGAGTAAACAAGCGAGAGCTCGCTGAGATCTTCGGTATTTCCGAAAGGTCTTTTACGGCTTACCAGAAAGACGCTTCGTTCCCGATCGCCAAGGCAGGCGGTCGCGGACAGGCGAATGAGTACGACACCCAGGATGTTCACGAGTGGCTGATGGAGCGCGCGGTTAACGGCGCCCGTCATGAGTCAGCCCGTGAGCGCCTGGAGCGCATCAAAGGGGACCGCGAGGAGCTGGCCCTGGCGAAGGATCTTGAAGAACTGGTACCGGCGGTACTGGTGGGGGCTCGATTGGAATCCGTGGCGTTGTCTATCCGCACTGAGCTGCTGACGGGCAACCCGAAACTCAAGACTGAGATCGATACGCTGTACGACATCGATCTCGATATCGAGCTACTGAATGAGCATTCTCGATCCGTCCTCCGACAGCTGGCAGCGCTTGGCCGCGAATCTGGACCGGGTGATGGCCCAGGCCATGGCCAAGTTCCGGCCACCGGAGAAGATCAGCTCAACTGATTGGGCCAACAAGCACCGGTACATTGCCCAGGAGAGTAGTGCCTGGTCTGGAAAGTACTCCACGGATCTGACGCCGTGGGTGCCTGGCATTCTGGATGCGCTGGATGACTCTGCTGTCAAGAAGCTGGTGTGCCGAAAGTCCTCTCAGGTTGCCTGGACTGATGGCGCCTGGAACAACTACCTGGGCCGGCGGATCCACAACGATCCATGCCCGATCGTGCTTCTGTTCCCGAAAGAGAAGACGATCCGGAAGTACCTGGATCAGAAGTTCAATCCGATGATTGAGGTTACGCCTGTGCTGCGGGCCCTGGTGGATGTCTCGACTTCTCGCAGTTCTGGCAACCGCAACGACTTCAAGAAATTCCCGGGCGGGTTTCTGGCCCTGGTGGCCTCGAACGCAGCCGACAACGTGAAGTCGCTCTCGGCGCCGGTGGTCTGTGTTGAGGAACCGGACGACTGTAACACCAGCGTCAGCGGGCAGGGCGATTCCATTAACCTCCTCGAGGAGCGGGCGAAAACCTACGAATACCGGAAGGTGATCTTCGGCGGAACGCCCACGGTTAAGGGCCTTTCCCGTGTTGATGAGGCCTTCGCCTCCAGTGACCAGCGCATGTTCATGGTGCCTTGCCATGAGTGCGGTGAAGAGCACGTGCTCAGCTGGGACAACGTGATCTGGAACGAAGACGCGCCGGTTGCGGATGAGGTGCTGGGCAAATCTCAGCCTGAAACCGCCCGCTATGCCTGCCCGCACTGCGGTGTGTTGTGGCGTGATATCGACAAAAACCGGAATGTGAAGAAGGGCTACTGGAAACCCCACAAGCCGTTCCGTGGTACCGCCGGCTTCTACATCAACGAACTTTACAGCCCGTTCCCGGGCTCGAAGCTGCCACTGCTGGTGGAGAAGTATCTCAAGGCCCAGCATCACCTGAACCTGGGTGATGACAGCTACATGATCGGCTTCGTCAACAACACCCTTGGTCTCTCTTACGAGTACCGGACAGACGCTCCGGATACCGACACCCTGCGCGAGCGGGCAGAGGAGTACCAGGAACTGACGGTACCGGCCGGCGGGCTGGTGCTCACCGTTGGCGTCGACGTTCAGCACGATCGCCTGGCCATCATCGTTCGTGCCTGGGGCCGTGGAGAGGAAAGCTGGCTGGTGTTCTGGGGCGAGATATACGCTGCTGGCAGCTGCAGCGACAAGGCAGATCCTGTCTGGGATGAGCTGGATAAGTTCCTGTTCGGCGCCTATCGGCATGAACTCGGCTTTAACCTTCAGGTGTCCGCGGCGAGTATCGACTCTTCCGATGGCCAGACCAACGACGCCGTTTATCACTACGTGCGCAGCCGGCGTGGTCGGGGCGTGAAAGTGATGGCGATCAAGGGTGAAAGCAACAACCTGAACCGCGAGATTGTCACCCCAGCCAAGAAGATCGATGTAAACGCCAAGACCACGAAGGCCAGCCGTTACGGGCTGCCGGTGTTCATGGTAGGTACCGAGAAGGGCAAGGACCTGATCGACGCTCGGTTGAAGCTCACCGGCAACGGTCCGGGCCGGATGCACTGGTACCAGGGTGTGAGGGATGACTACTACAACCAGATAACGGCTGAGATCAAAGCGCCGGATCGCAGGCGAGGCGGCCGGAAGACCTGGCAGCCGAAAGCCGGTGTGCGCAATGAGGGGCTGGACTGCGAAGTGTACGCCCTCCATGCAGCCAGAACTGTGAAGGTTCACGTTCGCAAGCCGGACCAGTGGGATGCCCTGGAAGCGCAGCTGATGCAGGGAGATCTGCTGGCACCGTCAGTAGCGGCACCAGTTCCGGAGAAGCCGACACAGAGAATCGAAACCAAACCCCAGAATTCAAAGCCAGAAGGTGCAAGCCTGGCTGATATTGCCCGGAGAATGCGATGAGTCTTGAAACCCAGCTGCTGGAGGCCCGCAATGCCTACCACAACCTGCTGACCGGGCAGGCCGTGGTTCGCATTCAGCGGGACGGCAAAACCGTTGAATTCTCCCAGGCCAGCAAGAAAGACCTGGCGGCCTACATCGACAGTCTGGAACGCCAGATTGGCGGAGTTGGGCGCCGTCGTCCTGCGAGGTTCATTCTGTGAAGACTCCAGAAATCAGCTTTGTCGACAGTTCAGGCCAGCCGATCCGGAAGGCTGAGAGCTACACCGGCACCGGTACCGGCTTTGGTGGCCAGCTGCAGCGCTGGAACCCGCGCGCCAAAACGGCGGATGCGGCCTTGCTGCCAGACCTGAAGCGTGGCAATGCCCGTGCTGAAGACCTAGTGCGCAACCATGCACTGGCCAAAAACGGCGTGCAGCTGCACGTGGATAACATCGTTGGCCACATGTTCCGGCTGAGCTACAAGCCGAAATGGCGGGCGCTGGGCATGAGCGAAGAGGATGCCCGGGCCTTCGCGAAAGAAGTGGAGGACGCCTTTACCGAATACGCCGAAGACCCGATCAACTGTTACGTGGATGCCGAGCGCAAGCGCACCCTGACCATGATGTGTCGGGAAATCACCGCCACCCACACCAGCGCCGGCGAGGGCATGGCCTCCGCCGAGTGGATCACGGGCCGGCCCGGTGCGCTGTTCAACACGGCCATCAAGCTGGTGAACCACCACCGGGTGTGCAACCCGAATCACGCACCGGACAACAACAGCCTGCGGGCTGGGGTGAAGGTCGACCGCTTCGGCGCGGCCGTGGGCTACTGGGTTCGCAACCAT